GGAGCCGGCATCATTTTTATAATAGTAGCGATATGAAAAAGCCGACATTTGGAATTGCAGTTGATGCTTCTACCCGGGGAAATCCCGGACCATCTGAGTACAAAGGAATAGATTTAGCCACTGGCAAAATACTATTTCACATAAAAATAGGAGTAGCGACAAATAATATTACTGAGTTTATTGCCTTATCCCATGCGGTATTAAAAGCCTCAAAGGAAGGAATAAAAACAGATATTTATACCGATTCAATAACTGCCTTATCATGGTTACGGAAGAAATCAGCTAATAGTAATTTGATTCCTGGGCGTAATACTCAGACCGCAATAGATATATTAAAGAGGGTTGAAGATGCACTAAGGCCACTGGATATTGTAAAGGCCGGATCTGATGAATTATTAGTTAATGCGACAATATCAGTATTGAAATGGTATACTTCCGAATGGGGTGAAATTCCTGCAGACTTTGGGCATAAGAATGTTACTCATGGATGAAACAGCTATAAAATTATTTAGAAGTATTTTGGACAGTCAGGTATTTGCACATCCGATAGCTTTAAAGATATGGATATGGTGTTTATGTAAGGCTACTTATAAAAAAAGGTTCCTTCCATTAAAGATAGGCAAGGGATATATAACGATTGAGTTATTGCCCGGGCAGTTTGTTTTTGGCCGATTTAAGGCAGAGGACGAACTCGGAATTGACGGTTCAACTATTTATAAATGGATTCAAAGATTTGCGAGTGATGAATACAGCATGATTAATATAGACAGTAACAACCAATATTCTATTATAACTATCTGTAAATGGGAAGAGTATCAAGTCGAAAAACTAAGGAAGATAACAACCAAAGAACAACCAAAGAACAACAGCGTAACAACAGAGGAACAACAGCGTAACACAAACAATAATGTATATAAAGTAAATAATACTAATACATGGCGAAATGATTTTAATATTTATTTGGCAGAATGTAAGGAAGGTTATCGGTTGTTTATGGAAGATCAGGAGTTGTTAAAAAAGCAACAAAGATTAAACCCAGGGATAAATGTTAAGCTATCAATTGAAAAAGGGTATGCAAATTTTTGGAGCCAGGAAGCCGGATGGAAGCATAAAAAGAAATCCCGTTCAAAGGAAATAGACTGGAATTCCACAATAATAAATTCAATAGGCATAAATAAAGTGTACTACACAAAAGCTGAATTAGCAGTATTATGATTGAGTCATTCAGAAAATATAAGTTAGCTGGTTTTTCCTGCCTTCCTACATCAAAGGACAAGCTTCCGGCAATTCCAAAAGGTGAAAGTTGGTTAATGGGATGGAATAACGAGTTTGAATATGAGCAGTCTTTTGGGATAGGTATTATTTGTGGTAATCCTTCCGGGAACCTTGAATGTATTGATTTTGATAATCATTTTGGGGATGCAAAACAGGTTTTGTCGGACTTTCTGCAGATTGAAGAAATAAAGGCAATTTACGAAAAGTATAAACTTCCGATTCAAAGTACAACATCAGGAGGCTTTCATTTACTTTACAGATGTTCAGTCGTTGCAGGGAATCAGAAACTAGCGTCCCGACCAAAGTATGATACAGCCACCCGAAAATATAAAAAAGACGTACTGATTGAAACCCGGGGCGAAGGCGGTTATTTTTGCGCTGATCCTACTCCTGGATATCAAGTTGTAAGAAATGATTTATTGAAAGTTAAAAACATAACTCCTGAAGATAGGGAAATATTACTTTCAGGGTGCAAGTCATTTAATACCTATGCAGAAGTAAAACAGAGAGCGGAAGAAAATAAAGATTTGCCAGGGAATCAATTTAACAATGATCCTTATTCTGTAAATGAGATGCAAAGGGCTTTGGTTAATGCCGGATGGTCAGAGCCACGTGAAGGAATATGGTTGCGCCCCGGGAAGAAAAAGGGGATTTCCGCTACACTTGGTAAAGTTGCGCCCGGGGTGTTTTATAATTTTTCTACATCTGCAGATCCTTTTGAAGATAACCATCCTTATTCTGCTTTTCAGGTTGTTGCACTTTTGAATTACGGAGGTGACTTCAGTAGGTTTGCCCGGGATCTCGCAGTGAAATACAATCAGGATCCAAAGTCGGAAATAAAAAAAGAAGAAAAAACGGTCAACCAACTGGATGAAATAATCCGAAAGTCGTATATTGATACTGAGGTTCCTGTTGCAAAGCCGCCTGTAATAATGAAGATAAAGACTCGTTACGGAGCGGGGAATATATTTACCAGGGTGTTCACGCTAGGTAATTTCAGTGCAATATATGGTAAATCAAAAGCAAAGAAAACATTTTTAGCAACTATGTTTATGGCCTGTGCTTCCCGGGGCGGGGAATTGGATTATACAATACTTTCAGATTTACCGGAAAACAGGCCGGGCGTTGTGTTGTTTGATACGGAACAAAGTAGTTATGATGCTTATATCACTGCAAAAAGAGTCTGTGATATGTCAGGCAAATTTAAAAACAATTTTGGTTCATTTGATTTACGGGAATATTCCCCACTAGAGAGGTGTGAAATCATAAATCACTTCATTGAAAAACAAAGTAATCATATCAGCTTTATAGTAATTGACGGGATAGCTGATTTAGCAATGGCAATTAATGATGAGATTGAGGCTTCACGGGTTGTATCTCTTTTAATGAAGTGGACGAAAGTATATAATCTGCATATTTGTGTAATCATTCATCAAAACAAGAATGATAATTTTGCAACCGGCCATCTAGGATCTTCAATAATGAAAAAAGCAGAATGTTTAATTTCAGTTGCAAGAGATACCTGTGATAATTTAAGAAGTGATATTAATTGTGATTACATCAGAGGTGCAATGGAATTTGATAAGTTTTCAATTATCATAGATGAGAACGGAATCCCGAAAGTTGATCCTGATTTCAAGGCAAATGAAGTTGAAAAAAACGATCCTGCATTTTGGAATAAATGACATAAGTCTTTCAAAAACCTGAGATTTGTCATATTTTATCAAAAATAAAAGGTTGTACTTTGAAATAAAAATGGGCAAACTGATTCACCATAAATGGATAAAGAGAGACGGATTCAGAACTCATGAATGCGACAGGTGTGGAGTTATCCGGTATTGGGATGTACATTTTTACAAATTAATGTATAAAACAAGGTGGAAAATATGGTACTTTGGTATGCCTGATTGCATTATTCCTAATACAAAGTTAAATGGATAACGAAAGGACTGTAAATAAGATTTTACGGGATATTAAATTCGAGGGGCTGATTGATATTAACGACGCTCCGTCTTTAAGGAAATATATAAATGCCGCTTATGTATCAGGACTGGAAGAGGGTAAGAAAAAAAGTTATGCAGCTAATAAGAAAACAGTGATTTTGCTTAATAGAAATGGTGATATTATCAGAGAATTTGAAAGTGCAGAGGAAGCATCAAGGCAAATGAAAGTAGGTGTACGTGGTATTTATCATTCGATTTATAGGGATAAAAAGAATCACATAAAGAACTATTGGAAATACAAATAACTAACGATATGGAAACACTACAAGACTACAACTGGAGAATAACAATAGGATTAGTTCTGCTTGTTATCGGAGTAATTATCGCAGGTGCTTACTTCATTGCCTGGTACGGAAAACAGCAGGCAAAGCTTGCAAGTGAGTACATGAGATACTACGAGAAGATTCAGAAAGTGCTGGATTATGAGATTTGCGAGCAGAACCGCCAATGGATTGAAAGACTCTTTGACAGGCTTGACAAATGCAAGTACAAGAACCGAGAGATGACAGAGGTGTTAACAATGGAGTTCTTTCGGAAGTATGAAGATATCGCAAAGAAACGAGTTTTAGAATAGTTGTATCTTTGCATTTTGGAGTATGAACGAATACCGTAAAAATGGAAAAATTTATGACAACACTAATTTCAATATTATTTTGTACCTTGCTTTCCGCCCCTCCTAATAACTCAGGGATGGTCTTTGAAAGCGAAGGAATAAACTACTACGAACCACTTATAAAAGCAGTGGTTATGGTTGAAAGCAGTAACGGAAAATATACTTACAATCCTGATGAGGGTGCGGTGGGGTGGTTTCAGATCCGTCAGGTCCGGGTTGATCATTACAATCAGATGCGGGGGACTAATTATAAGCTAACTGATTTCTATGATTATGATTTGAGCCGTGAAATGTTTCTTTGGTATGCTTCCGGAAAGTCTTATGAGGTTGCTGCCAGGAATTGGAACGGCAAATGGGTATTAACGGAAAAGTATTGGAAACGAGTTAAGCAACATTTAAACTAAGTAGCCATGACAAAAATAGAACAGAAACAAGATGAGTTGATAAAATCACTTAAAGAGTTAGTCAATTTATGTGATGCGCCACAATATTTTGAAATAATTGCGGCAAAGAAAGCAATGAAAGAGATTGTTGAACACCATGAATCCGACCTCTCAGCCTTAAAAGCTATGGAGGGAGAAGATGTGAGTGATGAAAATGATTTTGTTCAGTATGTGACTAATCTATTATACATGGCTCATGGATTTGGAGAAGCGTCAGAGGGCGTTAATACTCCAGTATTTGATAAATGGGTAGAAAAAGAAATGGAAAACATGAGTGAGTTTTACGCTTCTCATAATTTACTTGCAAGGAAGGTTAGTGATGAAATAATTAAACCAACTGCTGATATTGATTCTATAATGAGGTGGCTTAATGACGGTAACATAAAAGGTGATTTTGATTACGTATCATTAACTCCAAGGTATATTGCCGGATTAATACAGAGCTTTATAGCACAATGGGTATTGCCAATACCTAAAACAGTAGAATTTCCGAATGATACTTATGAATTAACCACTACAGAAACCTGTAATAAAGTAATTACTGAGATAGATAAGTGTGAGTGTGGTCATATAGCACCGTTGGGATTTATACATTGGAATCAGGACGGGGATAGCACCTGTGTCAATTGCGTAAACGATATACTGATTGACCGGCTTGATAAAAAGAATAAGCAAATTAAGCGGCTTAAAGATAAAGCCCACAGAGACAATTTAATAAAGAAAGGATAGATATGAAAGCATCAGGAGCTATTATTCAGCAAAGAAATATATCTGAAAATACAGCGGATGAATTTCATGCAACTTACAAAGGAAGAAATATTGATATTTCAACCGGTCATGGATTTGGGGAACCTAAATGGAAACACCTGAAACGGTATGATATTACTGTCACTGTTAATGGCTCTTACGAAGTGAATACATGGCAAGACTTTCACGAAATGAGAGATGCAATACGATACGCATTAAAAGGAGCTTGTTTAATCTAACAACCAATAACCATGGAAAGACCAATTCTACAAAAAATTATTGAACTGCAAGAATTTGCAGAAAAAGAAAACGAACAGAGTGTGAATGTTGTATTGTTTGCATTGTCAGGAGCCATAAGAAGTGGAGATGAGAATTTACTCGCATCTATAGTTTTATCTGCTATTAAGGATGTCTTACTCCCAAAGGTTAAAGAAAAACAATCAAGGGAATCTATTTCAGATGCTGGTTACTTTAGTGATAATTAATAAGTGAGATAGTGATAAAGAAAGTTAAAATCCCAATTTATTTTGGAGAGATTGTTATTATCCAAAAGAAGAAATTAAAAGACATCCCAAAGAAGTGGAGTATTGATTTTGATTTTCACGGATATGCAGCTACATGTTATACTAAAAATACTAAAGGTGGATGTTTACGAATAGTTATGGCTTTTATGAAGCCTACAACTCCTGAAATAATTACCCATGAGTCATATCATGCTGTTAATTATCTATTTTCTCATAATGGTATAAAACATGATCCAACCAATGATGAGCATGGTGCTTTTATTTTAGGGTGGATAGTAAAACAGTGTCATAAAAATCTGAAAGTAAAAACTTAACAATAAATAATATGGAAAACGTAAACGACATTAACAGAGAGCATGATCCTAATTATGTAAATAAACTAAAGGAATCATTGCACATAGGAGCTAAGAAAGAAATAGCTTTTGCTGAAGTTCCTGCGGAAGAATCAAAGTTTTATGATTGGCACGATGCTTCAAAAGCAAAGCCATGCCCCGCCATAGGCTATAAATCTCTAAGTCCAAAGGTTGAAGTTAAGACTCCTCTTGGTGAAGGGACAGGATACTTTAATTGTACGGATAATGATTGGCTTGTTGAATTGTATGGAGATATTACAGATGAATTGCAAGCGTACAAAGATGTAACGCATTGGAGATTTATTAAACTCTAACAACCAATAACCATTGAAGTAATAAACCTAACAAAAGAAAAGATGGGACTATTTATTTGCGCAAAATGTAATTGTGTTGAAAATACTGCTCTTGGTCATTATTGGTCAAGGAATAATGTAAGTCTTAAATTATCTGATAACATGAAACAATATGAAAAGGGCGCAGCTCTTTGTTCAGAATGTATGCCTGCTGATGCTTCATTTTCTGACGGTAGTGGCAAAGGGAGAATTGGAACAGGTAAATGGCATGGTAAATTTCCAAAGCAAAATTATGATGATTGGAAAAATACTGATGAGGGTAAATTGTATGTAAGACAGGGTGATTATTTGATGTATAATCCCCGCAAAAGTTAAAACCAATAACCATGAAAGAGACAAGAGAAGAAACATACAGGAAAGTCTTTATTAAGACTGAAGCTGATTTCCCGAAAGAGAATGGTCTCTATTTCTGTGTCGATCAGAACAGGCACTATATAGGGGAAAGATCATTTGACAAGGCTGATAAAATTAACCTACATATATGGTCAGGAGTTGACTGGTACTTACAGCCAGTTACCGACAAAGAGGCGACAGGTGAGCAAGAGAAACGACCAGAAATAGTTTGTATTTGCGGTTCAGGAAGATTTTTAATGCAAATGCACGAAGTCGAAGAAAGATTAACACTTGAAGGTAAAATAGTCTTAATGATTGGGGTAAACACAAAAGATGTTGCAAGAACTGAAAATCTTGAACACTATAAACCCATGTTAGATGAATTACATTTAAGAAAAATTGATATATCTGACAAAGTGTTTGTGGTCAATGTAGGTGGTTATATCGGAGAAAGCACTCGTAAAGAAATAGTCTATTCAGAAAGCCATAAAAAATCAATAGAATATCTTGAACGTGAAACACAGGGGAAAGTACCTCATTTTGATATTGAGGGTGGGGGTGGAGTGACTGCGAATGAGATAGAGCAAGAGAAACAGACGACAGAGAGTCTGCAATACATTAAAAAGATAGAAACTCTTATTGGATTAGGAGATACAATAAACATAAAAGCAAGGCTCATTCATTTAAAAAGAATGATCGAGGATGATTTACAGGCAATGGAGAAGTATGCCAGCCAGAGTCAATCACTACCATCTGTAACAAGGCAATATCCTGCTTTATGTTCTGCTTGTAATGGAACTGGTTCTAATTTCAGTCAAATAGATATGATGAACACTTCTTCTGTTTGCAGGGTTTGTAATGGGGAAGGTATTATCACGGTAACAGAGTATTTTAAGTCCCAACTAAAGCAGGGATACCCGAAAGAGTTTGTTGAGTGGATAGCTATGAAAATAAATAATCAGCAAATGTCTGTTACGTTTCAGAAAAAATATTCATTTGCCGGGAATGATTATACTTTTGACGAACTATTCACCTACTGGAAAGAACAAATAAAATAGGCATGAGAACCCTCCTGATGACAAAATATACGATTACAAGGTTTTTTCATGTGGGAGGGCGATGCCTTTAAAATAAATTTTGATTTAAAGTTTTGATTATTTACTTTTGAATTATGAGAATCGCAATAGTCTGTACATATTTCCAAAGACAATTTCAGTTAAATAAGACTCTTTTATCCATTGCCAAAAGTTCACATAAAGACTTTGAGGTCATAATTGTTGACGATTGTTCGCCGGATGATATAATACTACCTGAGGTTGATTTTAAGGTCACTGTGATTAAGATGAAGGATAAGACCTGGACGAATCCCGAGCCTGCTTATAATATCGGAATAATCGAAGCCCTGAAAGGTAATCCTGACATTATAATACTTCAAAATGCAGAGTGCTATCATGAAGGTGATATTTTAACTAATGCTCAAAGGATAACTTCTGAGAATTATATTTCATTCGGGTGTTATTGCCTTAATGAAGAAACTACTTTCAAAGAACATAATATTTCGGAAGTAATCCAGTCAAGTAACATTGGAGCTGTGGATAACGGTCAAAATGCATGGTATAACCATCCTGTTTTTCGTCCCGTTGGTTATGATTTTTGCAGTGCGATAACTGCTGATAATCTCAGAAAGCTAAACGGTTATGATGAGCGATTTTCTTTGGGCTGTGCTTATGGTGATGACTATTTGATTGAACGGGTCCGAATGTTAGGATTAAAGATTGAAATCACTGAATATCCTTTTGTAGTTCATCAGTGGCACTATTCGAATCCTGGTCATCCTGATCATGAATTACTTTGCAAACGCAATGCAGAACTATTAAAACAGTTGGTTCCTGAAAATAAGTATAAAGCTATTCACTTAATGACTCCTGATTTATGAAAGATACTCCCGGATGGTTTGACTTTGCAGACTTCTATGATTTTATTGCAGCTCATTTTAATGAAGGTACGTTTGTTGAAATTGGAGTATGGAAGGGGCTTTCAATTAAGTATTTGGCCGAAAAGGTAAAGAATAAGAATATTAAAGTTTTCGGCCTTGATACGTTCAAAGGAACTCCCGGGGAACATGATGATGATATCGATATAATCAATAACAACTTACTTAAAACGTTCCTTAAAAATGTTATAGGTACGGGAATTCAGGCTCTTGTAGGCCGAAGCGATGAAGGACATGTGTTTTTTGACGATGAAAGTATTGATTTTCTTTTCATAGACGCCGATCATCATTACGAAGCTGTAAAAAAAGATATTGAATTGTGGTACCCAAAGATTAAAAAGGGCGGTATTATTTCAGGTCATGATTATTATATTCAGGATCAGAACGGGGTAGTGTTAGCAGTTAATGAGGCTTTCCCTGATGTTAAAATATATTCCGGCAGTGTATGGTACAAAGTAAAGTAATTGATTGCTTCATGTTTTTCAATGAAGTTGAACTTCTTGATCTGAGATTAAGAACCTTAAAGGATTATGTTGATTATTTTGTACTGGCAGAGATAAATATAACTCATTCCGGCAAGCTAAAGCCATATTATTTTGATGAGTATAAACATCTTTTTGCTGAGTACAATATCATTCACTTAAAAGATATCGCTTACCCTCAGTCGAATCCGTGGATAGTGGAAAATGCTCACAGGAACATGCTTAATCATTTTGATTGTGATCCTGATGACTATGTGATAATTTCTGACCTGGATGAGATCCCGAATCCTGAAAAGATTCATCAGGGAATTGAGCTAGGTTATCACTCATTCGGCTTTCATCAGGAACTGTACTGCTATTATGTGAATTGTAAGTCATCTCAGGTTTGGGCCGGATCTGTCTGTACGAAAAGAAAATACATAAAGTCACCTCAGGATGTAAGAAACAATCGTTGTAATCAGCCTTTCAACTTTATTAACGGCGGCTGGCACTACACTTCAATGGGTGGCAAGGATCGGATAAGGCTAAAGTTTGATTCATTTGCTGAAACTGATTTTAACGTGGATCAATACATGAATGATCAAAACCTGGATCAATGTCTACAGACCGGAAAGGATCTAACCGGAAGAACTGAGAGTTGTTTTCAAAAACAGTTTATAACTGAAAGCGAAGTGACTCATAAAGAAGTTTTGACATGGAAGAATGATTATCCTGAATTTTGGAAATGAGAGTTTTATTAATTAATCCCTGGGAGGGTGAAGTTTTCCCGACTCCTGCAGTTGGTTATTTACAATCAACTTTAAAGAGTAATGGAATTGAAGTTACTGCAACTGATTTGCTTTACGGGTCAGATGATTACGATTTAGTTGCCGTTACTTTTCATTCATTCTCGGTAAAACATGCTCAAAAGATCAGAGAACACTACAAAGGTCGTTTGATTTGCGGTGGTCATCATCCGTCTGCTTTGCCAGAACAAATGTTATCAATTGGCTATGATCAGGTAATTGTCGGAGAGGGCGAAAAAGCGATCATGGAAGTTGTTAACGGGAATATTTCAAAAATCATCAAAGGTGAAATCTCAGAAATAGATTCAATTCCTTTCCCGGATTACTCAGGTTTGAACTTTTGGGGTACAATGGGAATACCTGTAATTACTTCCCGTGGCTGTCCTTTTTTATGCTCATTCTGCGGTTCCACTTCATTTTGGGGCCACAAATACCGTATGCGATCTGCAGCCAATGTTTTGCAAGAGCTTGAATTAAGGGCAAGGGAAGGATATAAGACTTTCATGGCTGAAGATGATAATTTCACCGCAAACAAAAAACGAGCTTTAGAAATCTGTTCCGGAATAGCTGAAATGGGAGTTTTCGAGTGGCAATGTGCTTCCCGTGCTGAATCTCTAGATGAGGAACTTTGCAGGGCTTTAAAATTAGCCGGCTGTAAAACTGTTTGGCTTGGTGTTGAATCTTTAAGCCAGGAATCACTTGATCGGTGCAATAAAAACACCACAGTTGAAAAGATGCTAAAAGGAATCGAGACAGCCGAAAGATTTGGCATTGAAACTATGTCACAGTTCATTGTAGGACTTCCGGGCGACTCAGTGAAGGATATTCAACTCACAGTACAAAACATCCGCAAAAGTTCTATAAAGCGCAAAGGGACAAATATACTTTGGATACTTCCCGGAACGGAAGCTTATAGAATCGCAAAACAAAAAGGCTTTAGTGATGAAATATATTTGCAGGATAATTCTTTATTTTATACATTTGAACAAAACATGGAGACTTTAAGATATTGGTGTTCGCTAATTGAAAGAGTATGAGACTACTGACCTACCTTAAAAATCAACCTTTAATTCTTTGGATTTGGATAAAAGAAACCAAAATAGTCGGATTCTTTAAATCACTCTGGATATTACTTTTCAATTCAATCAAACAGCCTGCAATACTTCACGGCTATTTTAATGAGTGGTTTGCCCGTCAGTACAGAGCAAAGAGAGAACTCTATTGGCACAGAACGTGGAACCAGATGGGCAAGGAGCAGTTTATACTTCCTTTTCTTCCGGGAAAATTAATTGTCTGCTCAAAACTTGAATTGGAGGTCTACAAAAAGAAAGGTTTGATCAGTAAGAACGCATCTATAAGAAAGCTAACAAAAAAGTCATTATGAGGATAGCAATAGTTGGCTCAGAGGGAAACATAGGTTCACAACTTGTGCCGCATTTAAAAAGTCAGTGGCACGTTATTCATAGATGCGATCAAGTGCAGGGATTCGCACCTGATTACTCGGTTGTTAATATTCTCAATTCAGGTGACCTATTAAAGGTTTTCCTGGACTTCGAGCCCCAGGTAACGATCCTGCTTGCTGCAATGGTCAGCCGGGTAACGTGTGAAGCCTCGCCGCATCTGACAATAGATACCAATCTGACAGGACTTAATAACGTAATTCAGTTATGCAAGGCGTTTGATTCAAAGTTGGTTTACTTTTCCACATCAGAGGTTTATGGCAATATCGGGGGTGTATTGAGTGAAGACCGGGAATGCAAACCGAATAATTTATATGGACTAACTAAGTATTTAGGTGAAAAGTTGGTGCAGTACGAGTTAAAGAATTATTTAATCGTGAGGCCGTTCATGTTTTACCGGGAAGGAGAAAAAACAGGAGAGAATCACAGCGCAATGATTCGTTTCGCTTATCACCTGTCGAGAAAAGAAAAGATAACTGTTCACAAAGGCTCCCTGAGATCCTGGCTGCATATCTCAGACGGAGTAAGAATCATTGAGGCTCTTTTGTATCAGAAAGAATCTCATATTGTGAATATCGGATCAGGAGAACTGATAAGGACTGAATTGCTTGCAGCCAAAATTTGCGCTTATTTCAATCTTAAGTATGAAGACTATGTTGATGAATACGAACTGCCTGGCAAAATGACCCTTGAAAAGATACCGGATATTACAAGGCAGACAGAACTCACTAGATTAATGCCTGAGATTACTCTTGACGAGGGGATAAAAAGAGTTTGTGATAAAATAATTTTGCTTAACTGATTTATTAGTTATAAATTTGTCAAAAATACCTGAATGAGATATACAAATGAATTTGGGTTATTCGTGGATCAAGCGCAACCGATTAATAGAACCTTTGCAGTATTGATGATCAAAAATACAGAGCACAGGAAGGTATTGAACAGGCAGCCAGTAATAATATGGGTAGATAGCATTGCCTTATTGTGGTTTGACTGGGAGGTATTGAGTAACTAATAATATAGTTATGAAATCAGCAAAGATTAAGCCGTTCAAAAGCAAAAGCCTAAAAAGGTATCAGGAAGCTGAAAAGTATAAAAGGATAAACAGAGAAAAGAAACATGGCAAAAAAGAATAAAACTGTTTTAGATGAAGCGGAAGAGTTGTTGGATGACTCCGGTTTAACTGAACGGAATAAAATCTTTTGTCGTGAATATATATTTGATTGGAATGCAACTCGCTCATATACAATTGCGTACCCTGATGTTAATAGTCCCGAAGCAGCAAGAGCGGCAGCAAGTAGGTTGTTAACTAATGTTAATGTTAAGGCTTACATTGAGCTTATTCAAAAGGACTTAGAGAAACTTGCAGGAATCAGCAGAATGAAAGTCATTTCAGAACATGCTAAAATGGCCTTTTCTTCTATTGCACACTTACATAATACATGGATAACAAGAAAAGAATTCAATAAACTTACCGATGAGCAAAAAGCATGTATTAAATCAATTGAATCATCAGTAGAAACAAAAAATATTGGCGGAAGAAATGCCGCAAATCAAAAATTTATTGATGTTGAAACTGTGAAAATTACACTTTACGATAAGCAAAAGAGCCTTGATGCTATAAATAAGATGCTAGGTTATGATGCTCCGATTAAATTTCAGGGCGAATTAACCATTCCGCAATTACCTGATGTAATAATAAGATAATGGCAGTAATTGAACAAGAAGTAAGTAGTCCGCAGAAAGTGATCCTTAGATCAAGGGCATGGATTAACTTGTTTCTTGCAGGTGTTGGATCAGGAAAAACACATTTAGCTGGGATTATCAGTTATTGTAATATTAGGAAGTTTTCAAAGATCAGAGGCTTTATCGGTGCAAATACCTATGAGCAATTAAATAATTCCACAATGTTCCGCATCCGGGAATACTGGAAATCAATAGGACTAACTGAATGGTCAAAAGAAAATCCGAATGGTTTATATGTTGTTGGAAAGCAGCCGCCGCCTCACTTTAAAAGAGATGGTCATAATTTTGACCGTTATGACAGTATTGTTTCATTCATAAACGGGGGAATAGCTTTCATGGGAGCTTTAGAGAATGCAAAAACACATGAGGGCAAGGAGTTTGGATGGGCTATTTTGGATGAAACAAAAGACACCAGGGAATCAGATGTTAAAGAAATTATATTGGCCAGGTTAAGGCAAAAGGGAATGTTTAATGAACAGGGTGAAGAATGGAACCCGCTTTATATTCTTACCTCCCCGGCAAAGGTTGACTGGATCAATGAAATGTTTGAACTGGAAAAAAGTATAGATGAAATATCAGCAAAAATATTCTCAGATAAGACTTTTTTTCAAAAAGAGTTCGGAGGTAAATTAGTTACTATATCTTCGACGTATCATAATCAAAAGAATCTTCCGGCTAATTATATTCAGAACGTACTGGATAACAATACCGAGGAAAGAGGCAAAGCACTTATTTACGGGCATCCTTTTGTTTCAACCGGCGGAGAATTCTACTCATCCTTTGACCGATTAAAGCACGTTAAGACTTTCAAATACGATCCTTCGCTACCTTTACATTTATCATTTGATCAAAACTCAGTGCCTTATAACTCATGCGGGATCAGCCAGGTTGTTAACGTCAACGGAATTTGGGAATGTAGGTTCATTGACGAAATCGCTTTAGAGAATCCACGGAATTCAACTGAGGAAGTCTGTGAGGAGTTTATGATGCGATACCCAAACCATAAAGCAGGTCTATACTATTACGGTGATGCTTCAGGTCACAACCGTACAACAATGAACAAAGATTTCAAGCATCATTATGAGGTTATTGATTTTAAGCTCAGGAAATACATGAACAATGGATCCGACAGGACTCTGATAAGTAATCCTTCAGTTGTTAGGTGCAGAGATTTTATAAACCTTATCTTTGAAGATAAATTGCCTGTAAGAATTTACTTTGATGAGAGTTGCAAAAAGATGATTGCTGACATGATGTACACTAAGCAGGCTCTTGACGGCACGAAGGATAAGCACATAGTAACTGACAAAGATACAGGCGATAAGTATCAGAAATACGGGCATTTTTCGGACTTACTTACTTATAAATGCGTTGAACTATTTAAAAACTTTTACAATGGGTAACTAAAATATTAGTTAGTAACGAATTTACCGGTAAAACACAATAAAATGGATAAAATCACAGCCCTCGAATTACTGAAAAAAGTAATTAAAGAAAATATAACTCATCAGGACTATGACAGGGTAGTTGAGTTAGCTGACAAGTACTACAAGATGAAAACCGGCGACGGCATTACTGATCTCCTGTTAAACATGGTCACACGGGAAACGGAAGAGGAGTTCAAGCAAAGATGTGAGATTTCAAAGTCTGTTGTGCCTTCGATTCTTAATTCAACACAACTTCCGTTTCAGAAAGCATTAAGAAAAACGCCGCTTCTCAGGGAGATTCTTTACAAAGATCAGGACAGGGCGACTGAATTGGAAGAGAATATTGGCACTTACTGGGGTCAGAAGTCGCTGGAAGAGTATTTGGAATGGGCTGTTATTGATTACAACTACATTGATCCGAACGCTTTTTTGATTACTGAATTTGACGAATTTGATTCAAATGTCGAAAAGGCCAGTCCTTATCCGTTCATTGCAACATCGGCAGAAGCGATAATGTTTGAGTATAAAAATGAGAACCTTCAATACTTGATTGTCAAACTTCCGATAAAGGTACTGGAAAACGGGGTTGAACGGGACGGGGATAAATACACTATGTATCTGGGTGAAGATACTATTCAGCTTACAGAAGTGCCTGCAGATACCGCTACTTTGGACGGTGCAGAAGTTTATGAGATCAATTCAAAGTATTATGCTTACCAGGAGTTTGAACCGAAAGCCGATAAAGTGCCAGCTCAGAGATTTGGCTATTTAAGGGATTCAGAAACTAAAGGCAGGACGTTTGTATCTGTATTTCATCCTATTCTCTTGCTTCTTGAAAAACTGATGAAAACTGATTCAGAGCTTGATCTTTCAACTGCTATGACTGCCTTTCCTCAAAGGTTTGCTTATGTTGACAGATGCTCAAACAAAGAATGCAACGGAGGTAAACTTTTGGATGGTCATACAGTTTGCGGAAATTGTAATGGTACCGGACAACAGCCTTTACATGGTGGAGTAAAAGATGTGATTACGCTGACAATTCCAAGAGATCCGCTTCAGATGATTGACCTTGAAAAGATGCTGGTTTACAAAGCCCCTCCGATTGACTTACTGATCTTCAATAAAGAGTACATCAATGATCTTCGTATCTTGATTCATACAATGATGTTTAATAACGAAATTGCAACACGTTCAGAGGTTGCAACGGCTGTTACGGCTACGGAAAAGAACTTCGGAGCCGATAATATGAACGACACGCTTTATCCTTTTGCCCGGAATTACTCCTCACTTTGGGAGTTTGTCGTTACTGACATAGCCACGTTTACGGATTTAAGTGACGGGTTATCAGTTCATCATAAATTCCCGAATGACTTCAAAATGAAAGGAATCATTGAACTAATGGGAGAGCTGAAGGTCGCTAAAGATGCAGGGGTAGCCAGTTCTACTATCGCAGCCATTGAAGATGACATTAATGAGATTCTTTACTCGGACCGTCCGGGTGACTTAAAACGAATCAAAGTTAAATCACTGATGAATCCCTTCAGAGGTCAACCGGAAGCAACTACAAGACTTTTAATCAGTCAGGGATTAACAACTGAGTTTAATGCTGTACTTTGGTCTAATCTTGAATCTATCTTTAACGACTTAGAATTGGAAACACCTGATATTTATGAAATGAATACTAAGGTAATCAGGGAGAAAGTTAAGGTTAAGACGGATGAGTATATCGCACAGATGAAAGCGGAAGCACCTGAGCCACAAAATCAATTCTGATGGGAAAATTTGCAAGCAGAGATTCAACAGGAACGCCCGTTGCATGGGGCGACATAACAGGGAAGCCCTCGACATTTGCCCCGATAGTTCATGACAATACGGCTCATAGTCCTGCTTATGCTCCCATTGCTAATCCCACGTTCACAGGGACCGTAACAATAGCCTCAGAGTTAAGAATCACAAGTCCTGGTAATGGGATATTTGGAAGTCTTTTGGATGTATCTTCTCAGAAACTTGAAGCAGGATCAACGGCAGGATATAGGTCAGCAGTTGAAATTTACGGAGGTTCATCGAGTCCGGCAAATACAATTAAATTTCTGACGGCTTCAACAGAGAGGACAAAGGTAGATAATAATGGATTGTCAGTTTTTGGGAGGGCAACTATCGAAAAGGCAGACGGTGCTTCAAGCATTATCCAGATTTTAACAAATGACGGCGGAGCAAATAATGAATATTTTGCCACATATAATATGGCAGATGATTTTTTGTTTGTATCTAATAAAAACGGAGGCGGTACTGTTAAGAATATTCATTTTGGCCTGGGTGGTAGTGATACCATTGCTACGAGTGCAAAGGTGACAATTCTTGCAAATGGAAACGTAGGCATTGGAACCACGTCCCCAGCAGAAAAACTTCACGTCTCGGGTAATGGACTATTTACAGGCGATGTAATTTGTTACGGATAATATAGTACTGGCGTTTACAAATATTTGAGTATCTTTATAATATGAAAATATCAGCTATATATAAAATTCAAAGTAAATTAAAGCCTGAACGGTGCTATGTTGGCAGTGCCGTTAATATAAATTCAAGATGGGAAGCACACAAAAGGACTTTAAGATTAGATAAGCATCATTCACAGCAACTTCAGCGACATGTAGGTAAGTATGGAATTGAAGATTTAGTATTCATAATTATTGAGCCGTGTTTCCCGGAGTTTTTAATTATTCGTGAGCAATATTATATTGACACATTAAAGCCTTACTTCAATTCCTGTAAAATCGCAGGGAGTACATTAGGTATCAGATATAAATTATCGGAAGAAACAAGAAAAAAAATAAGTCTTGCATTAAAAGAAAGAAAATTTAAATTAGTATCTTAGTTATGGCTGTCTTACCAAATACGGATTTGGCATTAAGTGATGTAAGGACTAAGTTAGGATATTCTGCTGATTGGTCTTTATTTAATATTGGCATAAGTAATTTGGTGAATAGGTGGAGTAAATACAAAACTGTTCGGGCATATGGAACAGGTGCGAATATACACGAAAGAGGCAAAGACGATGCAGGTTATTGGGGTTTTAATTTCTCAGGGTCGAATCCTGACAAATGGGATTATTTAAAACCCAGGGGCGGCGAACCAGGAGGTGCAATATCAGGATATGATGAACCTGTAAGGCTGGGTGACTTCCGAGGCTATGAACATGACAGAACACTAGCTTATCCTTCAATTCAATGCCGGGATACTGACAACGCATGGGATGCTAATATTTATCCTTCCGGCACTCCTTATCTTCAGAGATGGTATTGCAGGGCGCATCGTAGTGCATCTTCCGTCATTATCATTCCTTCTGATCTTAATTACGGGGCGACTAATTTTGATGATCTTTATGTAGGGTTGTGGATAAATGCAACCGGAGGTCCGTGGTATAAAACATTTGGACAGGTAAAGGATCTTACCTTTGCAAAGAGCTGGAATATGTCAATCAGTTGTGAAATTACTACATGGATCGGCGAGTATCCTGCTTACGCTAATTTCCCGTATCATATTGGAAATGTTGATTGGAAAGTGATTCTTTCAACAGGGGCTGCATCCAATTGGACCGCTTCAGTTCCAGGATCGATTATTTATTTTACAGGAATCACCGAAGGCGGTAGTCCTGACACATGGGACACTGACGGTACGAACGTTTATATTAATGCCGGATCTTTTACTATTCATGACTGGCTGAAGGTATCTGATAATGCGCTTATTCACGGAGCAGGAGGTGAGGCGGAAGATATTACTGTTTATTGTTCTTACGCTGGAGGCCCTCCTGACTGGACGGCTGCGGTAATAACGGGAGGCACATGGATAACACTCGCCTGTAATGATGACGGCACTCCGGTTAACTGCAACCTGGTTCAAAGTGGATTCAATACAAGAGTAACAACTGACGCAATTCCGGATGTAAGTTCTGTGACTGTTTATAAGGACGCCTCAGATAGTTACGATTGGGTATTGGTATCGGAGAGCGGAGATGTTGACCCAAAGTTAGAGCGTGACGGACTTGTGAGGGTGACATCAAATTCAATCACTCAGGACATTACAGTCAGTCAGGGTTACGCCGGAGACACTGCATTAACATTCACTTACAAGACAGACACAGACGGTGTTGACTTTCCTCCCTCGAACGGGACAATAGAATATGTAGTCAAGAGAGGCGCAACTCAGGTCTATCCCTCATCGGGATGGGCAACAGCTAGCGGGCAGAGGGCTGGTGTTGACAACACTGTTAACATTGCTGATATTGGAGAAACTGCTTTAAATACGGATTATTCTGTTTATATTCGCTTAGTATTAATTTAAAAACCAAACAATGAAAAGATTATTCGGAATTTTAATGCTCATGTTTTTTGCGCTCGTAATGAGCTGCGAAAAGGACAAATGTTATGTCTGCGAAACACGTACAGATGTAGGAACTACGTTAGAGGCCTCGACTTCAAAGGATGTTTATCTGAGTGAAATGGAAATTGGCCCCAGGTTCTACGAAAGTCAAAACAGTTCAGTTGTAGTAAAAGACATTGGAGGCGGCCCATACTACTCGCAGACAATAACCAAATGCAGGGAAAAATGAAAGTAGTCGCTGTAAAACCAGAAGACTGGAAAAAACTAACTGAATATGTCGAGGATCTCAAACCGTCTTTTTATAAAGCAGAAAAGGCGGTTGAGATTCAGGCTATATTCCGTTCGGCAATAGTTGTTGAATTGCAGGAACAAAAAGCAGAGCCGGAAGTTAAACCGGAATCAAAAGATGAGATTTAGTATTATTTGCCCCAGCCGTCTTATCCCATACCCCGGATGTGCCTCGTATTTGGATCAGAAAATAGTGAGAGCTATTGAATCGGTACTATCTCAGAGCTTTACAGACTTTGAATTGATAGTCATTGCGGATGGGTGTATAAAAACAAATGCTATTATAAGCATGAATTTTGCTGACAGTAGGATAGTTTTGCTCGAATGCAAGCACAAAGCGATATTTGACAATTTACCTCGTAATACAGGCATTGAAGCGGCCAAAGGTGAATATATCATTTACGTTGATGCTGATGACTATTGGGGGGAAGATCATTTAAAGAAGATCGAAAAGAATCTCTCTAATTATGATTGGGTCTGGTACAATGATATTATCTTCAATGGAGAGTGGATCGAAAGAGCTTGCAATATCAAAAGCCTTGGAGGTTGTGGAACGTCAAACGTGTGCCATAAAAGAAGTCTTAATTTGCGTTGGGGCCGTCCGGGTTACGCTCATGACTTTCACTTCTTGCAGCAGCTTTTAAGATTTCCGAATAACACTAAAATAGAAACACCGGAGTATTTTTGTTGTCACATCCCTGGAAATTATGATGTTTAGCTATGTATAATGTTTTACCGACAAATGATTTAAAAAAACATTCAGAGAATTCAACTTGTGAATGTAAACCGAAAGTAATCTATGAAAACGGTGAAATGATTATTATTCATAATTCATACGATGGTCGGGAATATAAAGAAAGGTTAATTGAAGATATTAAACAACAAATAAAATTACAATGAGTACAGGATGGGAAAATCATGAACCAGCTCCAATGGAGTTTTTTCATAGCAGATTAATGCATTATTTTCATGAATTTAGGCTATTAAAAACTGAAAACATTGAAGTTAAGATGGATGGGAGTGATTTCAGTGAAATAGTAGTTAAGGCCAAAAATGAAACCTATGCTAAATACCCAAAGCAAAAACTTCAGGAGCCTATCTTAAAAACTGATATGTAAATGAAAATAGCAGCAGTAACAATCACTTACAATCGATTAGAGTTGACCAAAAGAACAATCGATAGTTTTTACAGTAAGACAAATGTAGATTATCATCTCTTTGTCGATAACGGAAGCTCAGACGGCACTCAGGACTATTTAAAGAGTAGGTTTGATCATATCTTCTTGGATCAGAACTACGGTATAACAGAAGCCTTTAAAACAGCTGTGGAGCGATTAACAGACTTTGATTTTATCCTTAAACTCGATAATGATATTGAAACGGTCACAGACGACATCTTAAATAAGATGCTGAACTTTTACGAATTGAACGGATTAAAGTATGTTTGTTCACCGGTCGATTTGAATTTGGACCCTAATTATGCGCCACGTTTAACTGGAAAAGGAATGTTACACGGTTTTAATGTGAGCTACGTTTCTCATACCGGCGGGGCTTTTCAGTTAATCCCTATTGATATTTGTCTGAAGTTAATGGAAGATTACCGCAACTTTAAACTCGGTGATCAGGCTATTGGAGGTTTTTATAAATCTCAGGGATATAAACCTGTTTATCTTTTAGATTTGGAAATGAAACATATTGGATTGAATCAGTCAACTGGAAATTACATACTATGACATACAATATTAATACAGTCGAAAAGACTATTGAAATTATCGGGGAATATTCTGTAAAAGAACTGTTATCCCTGCTTAATAGTTTAACTGAATCAAAGATCATTGATGAGGAATACAAAGTTAAGGCGGAATTAATTTCCTATCCGTATTATCCCATTATTTATCCCGTGCAACCGCAATATCCATATTATCCTACTTATCGCATAGAATGGAATCCATATAAACTATGACCTACGACCTCATAATAATATCCCAGAGCAAAGGCGACTTAATCAGGGTTACCCAGCAGTGCATTGATTCAGCTCGGAAAGATAATGCAGAATTGAATATCATTGTCGTGGAAACCGGTGATCCTTATCCTTACCATGTAGATAAGATCGTAAAATACGAAGGAGAATTTAATTACAATAAGGCTTTAAATCTTGGTTTGCAGTATGCCAAATCAGACTATCAGGTACTTTGCAATAACGACATTATCTTTCATTCCGGATGGTCAAAGATGGGTGACATAATGAAAGTGAATGAGTATTTATCCGCTTCCGCACTATCAAATGATCAGAGGCAAAGTATCTGTAAAAAAGGAAATGTAGCGTATGAAGGTTATGTGATAGGGATTCACTTGACAGGGTGGTGTATATTCACTGCAAAAGAACTCTGGCCGCTGATTGGTAAGTTAAGCGAAAAACACCGTTTCTGGTTCTCTGATAATGTGTATGCGGATCAGTTGATTCAGGCAAAGATTAAACACGCTCTGATTTGCTCTATTCAAGTTGATCATTTGGGAAGTCGGACCTTGCAGAAACAGCCACGGAATGTTCAGCAGTTATATACATATTCACAGGGCCGGGCTGTCAGGGAATTTAAAAGTATAAGATAATGCCAAGGACAAAGAACATAGAGAAAACAATACCTAAGCTTTACAGACGAAAGTTTGAAGATGTGGCATTGCTTTTTTATGTCCGTGGTCAGGTATCTATAATGCCGGCTGTCACTATTGAGAAAGCTATAATTAACTTTTTTCGAGAGATAGGGGACGAAGATTATAACCTGGAATCAGCTATAACGACTTATATGAATCTTAAAAAGGAATATTTTGATCTATTAAGAACATGAAAACGCCACGTCGGATAACAGAGATATTAAATCGCAAACAGGAATTTATAGACCTTAATCGGGATAAGTTAGAGGCCTCTGTTATTAAACTTCAGGACCGGCTTTTAAGCGACCTGCTCTCAGAGTTAATTCCTCAACTGGATATTAAAGACGGAGTGATTACAGATAACGTAAAGAATTACCGTCTGCTTTCAGGGCTGGATAAGATTTACACAGATTTTACAGTCGTTTCAAATTCTATAATCACTTCACAGGTCGTAAAAGTCACTACGGGACTGACTGAGATAGGAATGGAGTATTTTAAAATGGTACTCAATGAAGATATGCTCAGCAGGTTTGACAGGGTTGTAAGTTCTACCGTGAATAAAATGAATCTTCGAATAGGAATAAATAGCAAGGGCACAATCAAAGGCGGCTTCCTGGATTCAATCATTAAAGACCCGACCGCTGCAACTTCTATTAAAAACTATGTCTCTAAATCCGTAACAGGACAGATTGATTCAAAAGAGTTCATTAAAGGACTGAGTAAATTAGTGACAGGAAATAAAAAGACCGGACTTCTGGAAAGGCAGTACCAGCGATACAGTTATGATTTATATCAACAATATGACCGTGCTTACAATGTTTCGCTGGCTCAGGAGTTTGACATGAAGTATTTCCTTTATCAGGGCGGCTTAATTGAAGATTCAAGGGATTTTTGCGTTGCTCACAATAATAAAGTATGGTCTGTTGATGAGGCTGCTGATTGGGATAGATGGATGCCTTGGATGGGTGAATACCCTCCGGACTATGTTATTAAAGGTGACCCATATGTGATACCTAGTTATTTGGGTTACGCAGGTTATCAGCCATTGATTGACTTCGGAGGGTATAATTGTCGTCACGGGATCGGGTTCATTTCTGATGAACTTGCAATGCAATTAAGGCCGGAACTTAAGGGAAGTGAATAAATATTAAAAATATAGTTGTTTAATTAATAATTTAGTTTTAATTTTGAAAATAATTTCACATTATGGAATCAGTCACACTCGAAAAGAACTATCAAAGACGGCAATTCAGCCCTAAAGCGGCCAAGATTGCCATTGAGCACTACGGATGGTCAGAGATTACCACTCCTGCGAAGCCCTCAGAGGTAGGCACAAAAACCAAGCCTCCGATAATTGATAAGCCTATCAAACTCAAAGAGATTCCGATTGAAAAGAAAATTGAGGTTAATGATGATCTGGCTGTAGGTGAGAAAAAAGAAATCATAACCGATGATTCAGGAGTAAGACTTGCAGATGAAAATAAGAATGTTCCTGATGAAGTAAAAGAGGTTAAAGTTAAGAAGACCCGTAAATCACCTGTTAAATCCAAATCAAAATGATGCACGAAATCACATCAAAGAAAACCGGCAAAATTCAGATAGTATCTGATGAAGTCTGGGATAACGTCGTTGCACGTGGATGGGGAAAGAAATACAATCATACCGTACTAAAGGAATACAAACTCAAAGAGGTTCCTATTATACCCGCAGAAGTAAAAACCAAAACAGTTAAAAAAGATGGATAAAAAAATTGATGCGCAAGCATTTGAGGCATTTGCGGTGAAAGCCTTTAAACTCACTACTGAGGACTTGGCCAGCCTTTATAATGAAGCCGGAGAATTGACAGACTTTTCTTTAATAGAGCGCAAAGACACCGAAAGGATATCGAAACTTTCAACCGAGAAAAACAACCAGTATAACAGAGGCTTAAAGGAAGGGGCCCTGAAACTGGAAAACGCCCTCAAAGAAAAGTATGAAGTCGAATCTGATTTACTGGGGATCGAATTATTTGATCATGTCATTGAAACAAAGGTCTCAGAAGTGCAGAAGGCCGCACCGGAGGAAGTTCTAAAACATCCCGAAGTTATAAAGGCCCTGAACGAAAAAGATAAGGTATTAAAGGCTAAGGACAAAGAATGGCAGCAGAAGCTTGACGATAAGGAAAGTGAAATAAATGCTGCTAATCTCTTCAAAGAGGTCGAATCCGTTGGATTGGCCGAGTTTGAAAACCTTAATCCTATCCTTCCCGAGGATGCACGTAAGTCTAAGGCTCTGAAAGATGTTCTTGTGGGTGATTTGAAGAAATACAAGTACCAGAAAGACGCAGACGGGTTTATTGTCCTGAAAGAGGACGGAACACCGCTACAGGATGCACACGGTAATAATGTAAACTTCAAAGATCACATTAAGGAACACGCCGAAAGGTATTTTGATTTTAAAGCTGCTGAAGATCGTTCCAGTGCCGGAAATAAAGGTACTAACGGACAAGCTCAGGGCAAAAAGATCAGAGCACCAAAAGACAAAGCAGATTATGTTACAATGATGGGAGACAATACTTTGACACCGCAGGAGCGAGTTGCTATTAAGAATTTAGCAGTCGCAGCAAAGATTGTTTAACATTATAAATTGAAAAATGAGCCAAATTGCAACTATTGATTGTGGATACCTCGCAACCGTTCAGGCTATGGCCGATGAGTTGTGGATAGATCCGATAAAAAACATTGACCTCATAGCCGACGCCGAAAGCGCAAGGGCTGTTCTTGAAAACCAGCAGGTACGTATGGGTGAACTTCAGGTAAAAGACAAAAAGAAAGTCGTTTCCCTTGAATGGCTCACTGCATGTGATGCTGATACTACTTCCTGTACTGATGACTGTTCGATTGACGGTGATGACGCTACTCCGGAATGCCGGGAGTATGAAATTGCCTGTCTTCAGGAATCAACCTTTAAAGTAGGTGACAGAGTATACAGGGAAAAGACCATTAACCCGGCTGAATCTATTGCTTTCAATCTTGAACGCCGGAAGAAACTTCTGGATGAATGGATAGCGCAGTATATCATAACCGGACTTGTGGCTAATGCAGGCACTAACGCCTTCACCGGATCGCCGGGAACCGTCGCTGCTGCTCTCACTACTATTCCCGCTGGCAACTGGAACGACAATATCTGGGGTTACTTTGCAAGGACAGCACGTGGGAATAAATTTGCTTCCCCGTATGCAATAACCGGAGATAATCTTTTCCAGCTTATTTATAACCGTCTGGCTGATTTTGCCAATGCTAATGGTAAAGGAAATGTGAATCGTATGGGTGACCTTCGTAACAGGATGTATCTTGATCCTGAGAACGTCGAAGCGATTGCCGCTGGCTATACCTTTTTACTGCACCGTACCGCTGTTGCTTTCGTTGGCAAGAGCTGGTATCCACTTGGAGCCGCTAACGCTGTACAACTGACAGCAGACCGCATGGCATGGAGTGAAATGTCAAGAAATCTCCCGGGTATATCTTACGATGTATTCACCGAGAGGACTTGCGTCAATAACGAGTACTACACTGCCTTTAAGGTACAGCTTCACGGGGTGTTTGCTCTGAATCCTACTCCTTGCAGTGAAACCAATACAGGTATACTTGCATTTTCATGTGTTTGATAAACTAATTTAAAGTTTATAAAAATAAAAGGTACTTGTATTAACTTGCAAGTACCTTTTTAATATCATCAAAATGAGCGCAAATAATTTATGTTTTGAGAATATTTTCGGATTTTCACGCAGCTCTGATATTTGTGTGGATGACTGGGATCCTTCGTATGCCGTATCGGCTTCCGGTAACTACATAGATGAGTTGCCTGGAATGAGCTTAAGAATCCTGGATACAGTCGGTGGAAAGGATTCAATTTGGGACCTGATGTCTAATGCCCGGCAAAATGGTATTAATACCTTTAAAGCAGACATCTTTTCAGAGCTGATGAAGTACAATGAGTACCGGAGAGAGAAGTTTCAGGGTGAAATAGGTCACCGGAGATTTACCCAGGTAATAACAAAAGACACTTATCACGGGATGCGGATGTTTTCTGATATCCGTGGCGGGGTGTTTACTCTCAGGGGTGTTACTTTGAATCTTAACTCAACTGAGAATGTGAACCTTTTGATCTATGATGACTTTGATCTTCTGCATACCGTTGCAATTTCATCCGAGGCTGGGAAACCTAAGTTAACCACGATAACTCCGATTGAACTTGAACTCAATGGCAATTATTATTTCATTTATGCGCCCGTAGGAACGCCGTACAATAACAAAATGACTTGCGGGTGCGGTGGGTATCGCTGGTGTTTTAATACCGAGAAACCGTGTTATAATCAGTCTAAAGAGAACTGGACGCTGTGGTCAATGGCCGGAGGGATACACGGAGACGACGTTTCAAAACGTGAACGCTGGGGAGTGGGTCAGTACGCTCAGGGACTAAGACTGCACGGAGATTTTAAATGTGATGCAATGGCAATGCTCTGCACGGATGCTTCGGACTTTAAGAATAACGAAATTGATTCAGCTATTGCATGGGCCATACTATGGAAGTCTGCTGAATATTTAACCTATGCAATTAAGAATAGTGAGGAAGTTTCACGCTACGTACTTATTGGGGCGGACGATGTTATGAATACTAACATGCAGTTCTATTCCGATAAATACGCCGCATTGATAAATTATATAGCTGAAAACATTGAGCCGTCAAGGAGTGAATGCCTCCGTTGCAGGCCGGTCATGGGCTTTGGTAAAACTTCACAAAGGATATGAGCATAACTCTCTTACAACTCAGTCAAAGACTGCAAGGCATGGCAGGTTATTTGGAAGGGCCGGAGCTTGGGAATGTAATGGTTAAAATGGCTTCCGAGGCTTTGGCATTGAATAAACAGAGAGTGCAGGAGACAGGTAAAAATGCAAAGGGAGAGAGTTTTGATAAATACTCTACCAAACCGATGCTTTCAGGCTCAAAGAACATGACTAAATCAGCTTTTAACTCAATTGCAGGGAGTAAGAAGAAACGGGCTGAACTGGATTGGAGAACTGTAAACGGTCATTCTTTGTTTGTCATCCCGGGAGGTTATAAGCAGTTCCGGGAACTTCATGGAAGACAAACGGGATTTGTTGATTTTACTCTATCGGGTAGGATGTGGAACAATATAAAGTTAGTCTCTGATCGTGCAGAGCTTAACTCCGGGGTTGCGGTGATAAAAGCCACTGAGGAACTGTCAAAGAAGAAACTCGAAGGGAACACTAAGCGCCGGGGTGAAATACTTGGACTGTCAAAGTCAGAGGAAGAAAGACTATCTGATATTTATGAAGTTTGGGTTGAATCAGGACTGAGAAAAAACAAACTGCTATGAACAATAAAATTGCCGACATAATTAAGGGACAAATTGAAGGATTAACCTGGATTGATAAAATCGCTGGCTTAGTTCAAACTGCAAATGTCAGGATTACAAGCGGAGAAACAGCAACCGAGAAATCATACCCGATAAGTTGTAATATCACTGCTGATGCCTGTATGAAAGGCGGATATCAGGATTTATGCCCGAACTCAAAAAAGAAATCAATTGTTTATTTTGAGGACCGGGGACTTACTTTTGACCGTCAGGAAGGAAATCATCTGTATTATGTTTCTTCTTTACGTTTGGTTTGCTGGTTAAATCTTCAGTTAATCCAGGAAGAAGCCTGTAAAAAAGACGTTACCGGGTGCGGAACGTCAGGCGACTACGTTTTAGAAGTTATTAAAAAGTTCGACTATAAGCCATTTAACTCAGGCGGATTGTACGGAATTATGATTCATCCGCCTTCACAAGTTGAAAGATCGGTTGATATATTCTCAAAGTACACTTATTCAGAGGTTTCTACGCAGTTTTTAATGTTTCCGTACGATTATTTTAGTTTGGATTTTTCAGTAGATTTTTTTGTGCCATGTTTGACATAGTAAAAATATCAATCATCTGTTTTGTTTTCTATATTCTGGGAGAGCCGGGCCAAATATTCGGCTGGTATCAGAAGTTAATCAATCCTTTGCCTGAGTGGTTATGGAAACCACTTGGAGGCTGTCTGAAATGCTTTTGCGCACAGGTTTTGTCTCATTACTACTGGATAACTCATTTACACAACTATAATATCATAGATCAACTATTTTACCCTTCAATGGGAATTATGATTGTTATAACACTAAACTACCTATATGAACTCACTCAGAAAGATTGACTTTGCCCACGAAAAGTATTTTGAATGCAACGGGCGTAAATTTTACGTTAACGAATCTTTGTCATTTACCCGTTACAAAGAACTCCAGAAGATAAGTATTGAATTTGGCTACTCTGCTAATTTCGAGGACATATTTAAGAATCTGGCAAAGTCTATTGAGGCCTACAACAAACATGATTACTTCAATATGTCGATTATTCTTTATAAGATTCAGGAAGGGATAAAGAACCTGGAGGACAAAGATGATCCGGCACTGAGGATTTGCGCTTTATTCATTAACGAATCGGATGAAGATGTTACCATTTATAACGAGGCCTTAATGAAAGATAAAATTGATTGCTGGGGGAGGGAGCTTGATATTGCGCCTTTTTTTTACTTAGCAGCGAGTTTGGTGCCTCAATGGACGCACATTTACGAGCTGCATATCCGAGATGGTTTGAAGTCAGAAGAACCACTGAAAGAAAGCCTCAATCCATAGCGAATGAAAAAAAGGATTTGGATAAGTTTTGGAGAGATTTGATATTTGCTGCCTGCGGAAAAGACCCTGGCAAAATGAATGAGGTTGTTAAGATGGATGTATTTGATTTTTTTGCTTACATTGATAATATAAAGAGCAATGGATAACGTGGAAATTCGCTTGGTGACAAACAATGCCAGTGCTGTAAAGGGAATCCGGGAGGTTGCTGCTGAATCCCAGAAACTTCATACAAACACTGAGCGTCAACAGAAAAGACAGATCGGTCTTATTGCTGATATTGAAAAAGAGCTCGCAAATCTTCAGACAGCCCAGAAGAATGCAATGACTATTGAGCATATTGAAAAGTACAATAAGAAAATTGCAGAAGCGAAAAAGAACCTCGAGGCGTATAATAAAGCCGGTGTTGAATCAGAAAAACAAACAAGCTCGCTTTCGCAGACAATAGGCAAGTGGGTCGTTGGATTGGGACTGGCCACAGTAGCACTCAGGGCCGTAAAAGATGCTGTTTTGGCTACTACTCACGGAATGAATGCTTTTAACATAGCTGCCGCTACTGGTAAACAGATGATGTATAACCTTGTTACTGGGTCTTCTGATTTAACAAAAGGGCTAAAAGGAGTAATCGAGGCTCAGAAAGAGTTAAACAGATTAAGGATACAGGACAAAGTAGATACTTACAATGCAAAAATTGAGTTACTTCAGTTTAATATAGCTCTCATTAAGGCAAAAGATCAAACAAAGAGCGTCACTGAAAGAATTGCTGAATATGATAAAGCGATAGAGCACAAAAGAAAGGCCACTGAAATAGAAATCAAGTCAACGGAAGATCAGATAGCAGCCTATGAAAAGATTCGTAAAGAGAGCCCGAAGAATGAAGATGCGCTCATGAAAATTATCGAACTTGAAACACGGTTGATTGATCTTCGCATAAATCAAACTTCAGCCCTGAAAGAGATCAGCTCTATGCGGTCGGGACTGCTTAAGAAAGAACGCCAGGATATGTTTGATCGTTGGTTTGCTGAAATTGAAACTGAAAATAAAGCCTATGCAGAAAAACTCAAGGCTCAAAAGAAATACTTAGACCTCTCACAGAAACTCCTGGATGAATACGAAAGATCAAACATTGATTCTTTAACGGGTGCTGAAAAGTTAAGAGCTATCAGGGATTTTGGTCTTAAGCAGATCAGGGAACTCATGATTATTCTCTCAGAAGCCGGGAAGATCACAGCGGAGCAGGATGAAATGTTCACGAAGCTCGGAGAAAATGTTATAAAGTCTTACAAAGAGGGAATGAAGAAAGAGGCAAAAATTCCCTTAAAAGACAAAGAAGCAATATCTAAGGCACTGCTGGCAGGGCTCCCCATTAAGGAAGGAATACAAGAATACGGCGGTGTTGCTCCGACGGGAATGGAGGAGTTCTCAGTTTGGAAACTACTTGGTATTGACCCTGATGATGACGAAGGGAAACGGGCTATTGATAATTTAAAATCGGCGACTGCTGAAGTATTTAAAATCATTGATGACACTTATCAAAAAAGAGTTGATGATGCCGAACGGACACGAAGTCTGTTAGACACCCGAATTTCAGAGGCTCAGAGTGCTTTAGAATCAGAGATAAGACTTCATGAGGCCGGATATGCTTCTAATATAGCTGCCAAGCAGAAAGAAATAGAAATGCTTAAGGCGCAAAGAGAAAAAGCTTTAAAAGAGGAAGAAAAAGCGATTAAGGCTCAAAGGCAGATGGATGCCATTATGCAGGCATCCAGCCTATTAACAGCATCAGCCAATATAATCAAAGGCTTTTCAAAGTTGCCCTTAATCGGACAAATACTTTCTATTGCAGCCATTGGGGCCATGTTTGCTGCTTTCGCTGCTGCCAGAGTACAGGCGAGTAAAATAACAAAGCTCGCAGCAGGTGGCCACGGTGAAGTCACAGGGCGTTTACACTCTCAGGGCGGTGAAAGGTTCTCAGATCATATCGAAGTCGAACAGGGTGAACGATGGGGCGTACTTAACCGGTCTGCATCCCGAAAATATGGAACTGTTTTTAATAAGATGGTTGATTCATTTAATAAAGACAATCTCTCCGTTGGAAAAGGTTTGAATATAAACAATATCTCAATCCAAAATGAGGGGCCAAACAAGCGACTGGATGAAGTGAATAGTAACTTAAGACAGATACGGTCAAAGGAGGAAATAATAGTCTTAAACGGGATGACAGTGTATAAAAAAGGAAACTCAGTAAGGGTAATTAAGAAATGAACTATACTTTTCATCTTACAATCGGATCCACGGTAACGGAAGTTTTCCCTTTGAACTTTCTGGAGACTTCTTTAGTTGACGAACAAGAACAGAATAAGATCTTTTACCGTCGGAAGTTTAACGGCAAATTAACTTTCGTTAACAATAACGGAGATGACGACTTTGACCTTCTTTACGCTGTTCAGCAAACAACTCCTTGTTCTAAATTGTTATTTGAGATAAAGAAAAACGCCGTCAACTACTGGAGTGGTTATTTCTCTGTTTCAGAAGGTGATTTTGATTTGAATAAATGCACTTTTGAGGTCACCCCTTTGCCTGATGATGACTATGCCGAATTACTTGACAAAGCAGATGATCAGTACAATATTTTAAGTCGTACCTCTTACACAACAACTGCAGGGGCGTTTATTTATACCCGGTGCCGGATGCTTTATAATAACGCTATAGCTCCCGACAAAACAAAAAACGTTCTTGAATACCTGGCAGATAATATTTTAACCGGGGTCGCAGTTTCGAGTACCTTCTTTACCGCAGCCACAAATCCGGCCACTTTAGCGGCCTCGCATGTTCGTTATCTGATGATAGCTCAGAAAAGTGACATAATAAGGAATCAATCCACGGATGCAGCCACGGTGGCAATGATGAGCTGGAATGACCTGATGGAAATACTCTGGGGGATGTTTCAGGTCGTTTGGGATTACGATTCCAATACGAACACAATTAACGTCGAGCATATTTCTTTCTGGTCCCCTTCGGCAGGTATGGATCTTCGCTCTCAGCCAATAGCAAAGAATAATAAATTTGCTTACCTGAAAGAGAAGATGCCGAAGTATGAAAAATTCTCATGGATGGAGGCGCTTGCAGAAAACTTTAAGGGTCGCATGATTCAGTACATCTCCGAATGTGTTGATCAGAATCCGGAAAGTAACACCCTTGAAACGATTCTTCCGGTCACCACGGATTTAGAGTATATTCAGACTACTCCACTAGAAATTGCCGACGAGGGGTTTGTTGTTATTGCTAATACCTACTCCGGAGGTGTTTATCTGGTTGAAAGAATGCTCGGAAAATATCTTAATGAGGTAAGATATAACATGCATCTTTCGTGGGCTAACCTTCATGATTCTTATTACAGGCACGAGAGAGTTCTCCCTGAGGGGTATATGAACGGTGCTTTAACTGATTTTTGGTCAGCTCAAAAAAACAAGTCCCAGGATTGTTTCGCTATCGTTTGCCCGGCGGACGGTTACGACCCTGCGGATTATATAACTACGGAGCTGGGTGAAACTTACTTCGGGGGTCAAAAGGGACGGGTTTTAAGCTCGTCTTTAAATCCCAAAGGCGAAATGAAGTTTCAGTTAGGCTATTCTGACCCGGGAGTTGCTCAGGTTCCTATAACAGAGAGTAAATGGATACTTATTACCGAGGGCGAATGCGGATCATTCTCTGCTGTTCTTTCAGAGGCGGCCGATGCTGATCTTCCTATAGTAATAAAGTACATTATTTATGATGAGGATTTTAATGTGGTTTGCTCTGATACGGTTGACGGGGAGACATGGACGATAACCACGGGACTAACTTCAGACACGTTTTCGCTCACTCTTTGTGGCGTGATCCCGGCCGGCGGATGTATCAGATACACTAATATACCTTTTGAAGTTACCGGTAAGCCTGAATGGCCTATTGGATTTAATCCTGCTAATTGCAATTGCGAATGAAAACAGTAATAACAACACTACCGATTTACGATAAACTGGCAAAACAGTGTTATCAAAGATCAAACGGAACAGGTCATGGGATTCATCCTATAATAAGCCCCTTAGAGAGACTTCCTTCATTTCAGTGGATAGACGGCACGGACGGAGCCAGTACAGTGACTAAAATAGAGCTAATAAGCGAGACAGGGGCCGCTACGGATATAACGGCTTCACACTTTACTACATGCCCTAAACCGGCCTCGTTTGCCATATCAGGGGATGTTTATTTCCAGTATAAGGGAAATGCTTTGGATACTGATCTTCCGTGTGGTCGGTTTTATCTTAAGATCACAATGAATAACTCTAAGATTTATTATAGTGAGTGGTTCCAGGTCGAGGACGTTTACGATAAAACGACTTATTCAAGTAAGTACCTGATTTTCGCTTTTACCAATACTTATGATCTTGGGACAATTCTTTATCAGGACGGGTTCATTCAGACCCTTTGGATTGAATCTGAGACAATGGAGCCCTCATTTCCGCTGAAAGAGGAAGGACAGGAAAATGCTGACGGTCGCTTTATAAGGACTTTCGGCCGACAGACTAAGAAGTACACAGCCCGCACTAAAGTAGTTCCTGATTACATGGTTGACGTACTAAATCGGATGAGACTATGCAGTTCAATTACTTTAAGGGACTTGGTCGGAGATTTGAATACAGTCTATAACGTGGAAGTTGAACACGAATGGTTGTTTGATGATAAGTACTACGCAAAAGTTGATTTGACGTTTGATTATGATGAGACTGTTTTAGTAAGTGGTTGCAATACGAACATTCCGTAAAAACTAATTTAAAGTTTATAAGAAAAGATAAGATATGAAGTAAATTTGAAGTATTAATTTAAAATAAACAATTATGTCGGTACTCGTCCTTAATCCGTGCCCCACAGACTGCACGGGATCATTAGAAGCGGTAAGCTTCAACGAATGCACCCCTGATATACATTACGGGGAGATATCCAAACTATATGTCGCACGGTCAGATGCGGCTGATTTTACCAGTCCTGACCTGTTGGCAGAATGGACTGCAAGGTTATCGGACACGGCGGTTGATGCCGATAGTATCCGTACTTTAATCGGTATCGGAGAATTGGCTCCGGCTGAAAAAACTGAAATACTGATTTCCGGCGGTCGTACTATTTATTCACCAAAGACTTTTAATATTCTCTTCGAGGTGGATGAAACAAACGACACGAACTATGAATTTCTTCTCTCAACGGAGTGCAACCTGAAATTCAAATTCTGGTTCGAGACTTCAGACGGGATGCTTTACGGAGGAAAAACCGGAATAGAGGCCGTATTTGGCATGGATGCCCCGATTCCAAAGGGAAGAGAGGAAATCGCTAAGTTCATGGTTTCTATCAAGTGGAAATCAGCTAACAGTCCTTTGAGAAATATTTCACCAATGTTTTAATCTTTAAAATCAATAGAAATGGCAGAATGTAAAGTAATGCCCGCTACACTATTAGAAATGTTAGCGAGTACAATAATGACAGATGACGACGGAGATACATATTTCAATGTCATTTGCTTCACCGGAACCGGTCTCGAATCGGCTTTCACTTGCGGACTTCAGGGTCAGGATTTGGAACAGTTCATTGTCAATAATGGCTTCGGAGTTGATGCCAATGGCAAGCCCGCTATTAAGTTGAATATTTGTACACAGGAGGCATAATGGCGTTTGGTATTGAATGCGGTGGCATGGTTCCAGCCCCGCTGTCGATTGGAGGAACCGAAGGGGTGTTCCCGTTATTTGTTACGGGAGCCGATCCTGACATAGGAGGCACAGACGGTCAGATAGTTGACATGACTGCCGAATCAGAGGATTACGCCCCTGCTGATATCGGAAGCGGCACGTTTGTAATTGTTATTGAGACAGATGCGCCTATTGAGGTACAACTTGCTAACGGTACCGATTTTACAATTACCCAGGCACAGGCAACGGCTCACCTAGGTCAGTGGTATCCTGCGCTTTTGAAAAAAGTATATAAGACCGGTACGACTGGTACATTTTCAGTAGGACAATAGAGTGACCGAGGTCGCTCTTTTTAATAACTTGCAACTATGGCAATAGGAAACGCAATAGGAATACCGTTTAAATTGGGGAGTTCGTACTGGACTCCACAAAGAAAGCCAACTTATATTGCATTAGAAATTTTATCTGATACATCAATTAAGGTTTATTGGCAAGACCCTATTGACAATACACCTGATGGAATAAAAATATATGCAAATGATGTATTAAAGGAAACAGTTGCTTTTGGAGTAGAAACAAAAGATATTACTGGACTTACTGCAAACACAGAGTATACAGTTAAGGTTGTTGCATATAAAGGGACACATGAATCAGCAGCCATATCAGATATTGCACGAACATTTGAGAAGTGGTTTCTAGCAGGGGGTATTTCTGCTGATAATGCTAAAGTAGCTTATTATCCAAAAGGAAAGGCAACTCTTGCAGAAAGTTATATTAATGAAGTTAATCCTGGGACTAATGATCAGGTTGCAGTTGTAGCTCCCACACTTGATGCAGATGGGTGGAATTTTAACGGATCACAATACCTAAGGAATGGACTTGTACCTGTTAATAATCAAACATGGTCGTCAATAGTAAGATTCTCAAATTGGGTTGCTGCTAATAGTGCAAGTATATTTGGTATTTATGAAAGTGCTGACAAGCAATTCAGGCTAAGTATTGACAATGCTTCAAATGCTATTTATGGAGGCAATGGCGGTCAAAGTGTTGGTATTGTACCAAAATTAACGCAGGGCGTTTTAGCTTTTGCGGGAGCAAATATATTCATTAATTCAGTAGTTAATGGAGCTACCATTCCGGTGGGTTCAGGGAGTTTTACATATGATGAATATACAGGACAGGTTCATTATAGTTCTAATTCAGGATGGTTTACAGGTAAAATACAATCAAGGGCAACATATAATGCAGTTTTAACAGCGGCACAGATTTACAAGCTAACTGTTGAAGTGGAAGATTATGCAGTTCAGAAAAAGAATTACGTTGCTCGTAAATTTGGTGCTTTAATATGTTGGGGACTGCCTTCGTTTTTTAATTACACTGCATCTGAAAAAGCTCCTGCAAATGGAAATCCAGATTTATTTAATCCGACAGGTATAGACATGGATGAATGGCTTGATACGCTTGTAGCATCAGGTATGAAGTATGCTATTCTGACAGTGAAACATCATGACGGTTTCTGCTTATGGCCTTCAACTTATTCGGCAGGATTATACACTCCTTATTCAATAGCACAGTCAGCATGGTATACGGCAAATGGCAATCGGGACATTACTGCCGAGTTTTGTACAAAATGCAGAGAAAGAAACTTAAAGGTTGGATTGTATTTTTCAATCCTTGATGAAACATGGGAGGCAAGAACAAGCAAAGATGAGACAACGGATGCTGCTGCGTATATTGCAATGATACAGGGTCAATTAAATGAACTGCTTTCTAATTACGGGAATATTGATTCTTTATGGTTTGATGGTTGGCAATGGCACACAGGGTATGCAAATATTCCTTATTCAACAATTTATAACTACATCAAAGGGAAGCAGGCTAATTGTGTGGTAGTAGATAATAATAGAGCAACGGTTGCTTTATCATCACCGACAGAGATATTGGTATATGAAAAGAACGGCACAGGTGATATTCCTGAAGCAAACTATAAACTCGCTGAGGAAACACAAACCATAAGAAGCGATGTTCATTGGTACTGGCATCCAGATGATGCACAGACAGTAGCAAAATATTACACCAAAGCAGAAGTAAACAACTTGAAATCTTTGATTAATACAAGAGGTGGTGCTTTCTTACTTGGTGTAAGTCCTGATACTTCAGGTCATTTACCTGCTGTTCAAAAGGAATTACTTGAATCATTGACAACTTAGTGGCTTCGGTTCCTATATAACTATTTGATAAGTTAATTAACAAATAATCAATAAAGTAAAAAAATGGGCTTTTTCAGAAAATTAAAGACAATAGATGAGATGCTGCCTGGGTTTTGGCTTAAAAAAGAAACAGAAGTAAGCCATAAAGTAGCTTTGACTTATCATTCGATGTGTCTTGTTTTTGCTGACTGGCTTGAGACAAAAGGGAAGCGGAATCTTCCTATGATAAAGATCACCCAGGATGATATGACAGAGTTTTTCTATTATCTGGGCCGGGATAAGAACCTGGATAAGCCAACATGTGAAAAATATTGCATGAACATAAAAGCCTTCTGGAAGTATGCCGAGGAGTATGGAGAGGTTAATGAGCTGCCATTTGATCATATAACATTTCCGAGAAAGAAAAAGGACCAGGGAGCTGAGATGATACAAGCAAGTCATTTAAGGTTAGTACTTGAAGAAATGAGAGATCACCAACCACACTTGTTTTTAGCTGCTATGACTCAGTATTATTGTTTTATAAGACCTGGAAAAGAGTTAAGGTTATTAAAAGTAAACGACATTGATTTAGACAAAGGGCTTATAACTATCAGACAAGAAAACGCTAAAAACAAAAAGAAACAAATAGTAACTATGCCACAACAACTTATAGATATTTATAAACAATTTGGTATAGAAAACGAAGATAAAAATTATTATGTATTTGGTAAAAAGAAAAAACCAGGTACAATTCCATTTTCTGTAAACATGTTAAGGTGGCAATTTAACAAAGTTAGAGAAAAACTTGATTTACCAAAAGAATACAAATGGTATAGTTTTAAACACAGTGGGGCGAGTAATTTACACCTTAGTGGCATATCAATGCGTGAGTTGATGGATCAACTTCGACATACAAAACTAGAAGCGACTAGTCATTATTTGAAAAAGCACTGTGGTATTGTTAATGATAGAATAAGGAATAATTTTCCTATGCAATGTTATGGAATTGGCGACTGTAAAATACCAATATAACACAGTAAAAATAACATTAACTTAGTTGCATCGGTCTTTGACGCAACTAAAGCTGAATAATATAATACGATATGAATCACGAATGCACAATGAAAGACGAATTAACTGAGATGGTTAAAAGTCTTCAAAACTCTGTCAAATGGACACTCGGCATTTGCGCCGGTACGATATTGTTTTTGGTAATTGCCATTGTTACTGTGCAAACTAAGCAGACAGCTCATGAGGTGTGGTTGCAAAAGATAAACGACAATTATGCTCCACTGGTAGTCGTGCAGGACATATCAAAAGACAATAGTAATCTGATTAAGATTTTACAGATGCTTCCTGAGACAACAAAAAATGATCCTCGTTACATTAATGCAGTTAACGAAAGTCAGTCATTCCAAACTGAGGCATTAAGAAGGGCTGCAAGTGCAAAAAGAAGCACCGGCGGTGCAGGAATTGGAGGCTCGGAATGATAATTAAACTTTTGATACTGTCACTGGTAATGACTATATTGTGGATATTGTTTTTCAGAAAAAGGAGGTAAAATGGATATCCAGGTAAGAAGGTTTGCTTTTAAAGAGTCGTACACTATCGGTCGATTATAAAATATTGATTATATTTGATTTAATAAATATAATTATATGGGAATTGAAATTACTAATAAAACAAAAGAGAAAAGAGTTGCATCATGTATAGCTTCATGGAAGAACAGAAATGATTATATACAAGACATAAAACATCCCTATATTTATAATGTATGGAGATCTTTTATGTTTACACTAAGAGGGAAGAAAATAGGATATGATAAATCGTGGAGCGACTATAGAACATTTTATAATGATGTATTTTCTGCATATACAGAAGGATATAGATTTCAACGCATAAATAAAAAAGAAGCATTTGGACCGTTAAATTATATATGGGTTCCTGATAATTCACTTTCAATTTTAAGGGATAACACTATCTTAATTACTTATAACGGCGAAAGCCTATCAATGAAAGAATGGGCTATTCGATTAAATGTATCTTATCCCGGGATAAAGAATCGTTATTATAAACATAAAGAATATTCTGTAGATGAGGTACTTCTTGGTAAACATAAATCCCCTCCAAAGCCAAAAATGAATGCAAATGAATTATCTTATCAAAAATTAAGAGATAAGGCATCAAAAATGTGTTCATCTTATAGAACAAAAGATCGAAAATCAAGATTTGAGTTTAATTTAGATATAAAATGGCTTATTGAGAATATATTGTTTAAACCGTGTTCATATTGTGGAACCAAAGATCATATTGGGTGTGATAGGATAGATAATAACAAAGGGCATACAAAAGATAATGTAATTCCTTGTTGTTATGTTTGTAATACAGTAAGAGGAAATAACTTTACTGTTGACGAAATGAAAATATTAGGTAAGTGTATATCTGGAATAAATAAAAATAGACAATGAATCATTTTTCAGAAACATCAAAAGCAAGATTAGAAACTTGCCACAGGGATCTCAGATTATTATTTGCTCACGTTATACAAGATTTTGACTGTACTATTGTTTGCGGCCACAGAGATAAACCAGAACAAGATAAAGCCTTTGCGGAAGGTAAAAGCAAATTACCATACCCACAATCTAAACATAACTCTAATCCTTCGTGGGCTGTCGATGCTGCGCCGTATATTGACGGGAAGGTTGATTGGTCACGGGATCAGCTTTTATTCTTTGCAGGGTACGTAAAAGGCAAGGCAGATCAATTATATAAAATCGGAACCATGTCACACCGGATAAGACTTGGTGCTGACTTCTCAGGTGACAACGATATTAATGACGAAAGATTTAAAGATGAACCTCACTTTGAACTTATACGCAATGAAAAAGATATTTAACTTTATAGTCGAGTATTGGCCATATATTGGCTTTACAATAGTTTTTGGATTACTCATTTATTTATGTGAAACGCTATGATTTACTGGATAATGTTTTTCGCAGGTACTCTTGCTTATTTCCTTTATAAGTTTATAACCAGGAGTAAAAAGACAATTGCACCGACTCTTAAATTCTGGTGGAAGGATAACGCTCCGGAACTGCTTTTGTCGTTCATTGTTGACTTTGCCGTTGCCCTTGCTCTTATCGGAGAGATAGGTAATTTCGATCCGACAAAGATGACTTTCATCCCTGAATGGCTTCCGTTTGGATTTGTTGTTAAGTTGTTTTTCTTCTTTATCGGTTACGGCGGCGGGCTGGTAGTTTATAGCATACTTCAAAAAAAGGTCAAAGATGTCAAAGGTTAAACTGATCATTCTTATTGCGGTTATCGTTTTAATCGGGGCCCTGGCTTCCGGATTACAAATCTATTTTAAGAAATACCAGTCAGAAAAAGCAGAACGGGAAAGGCTTTGGAATAACAATCTTCAATTAACAGCCGAGAAACGAACGCATTTAGCATTAATTTACACGAAAGATGAATTTATAAGGGTTATATCCGACTCACTACGAAAGTCGCTTGATTCGCTTAAGATTAAGCCAAAACAGGTAATTAAGGTTATATATCGCACTTTGACCGATATCGACACCGTTAACCATACTGTTTTTGTCGATTACCGGAAAACTCACTGGCTTGTTTCTGATACGGGTAATTGCTTTATATGGTCTGGCATGGCATTTTTAAGTGACACTTCTTTGAAGGTAACCCGTACAGATTTCAAGTATGAAAATAGTTTACCGGAATTATATTGGACTGAACGGCCTCACAAATTTCTTTTTATAAAGTGGGGAAAACGAAAGGTCAAACATATCACTTCCCCAAAATGCGGAGGGATAAGTCAGGAAACAATTATTGAGATAAAATAGGTTTTGGTTTTTTCATATGGTTTTAGTAGTTTAGTTAGGCATTAGAGGTCAGTATTAACTGGCCTCTTTTGTTTTGTATTATAAATATTATTATATTTGCTTTTGTATTCTGGTAGATACATGAAGATATTGGTTTGATAACCATAAAGCCCTCTCTCGTTTCTACCAGAACTTGAGGGGGCTTTTAAATTTATATATAATGAAAGAAATAAAATTAACACAGGGGAAAATTGCATTAGTTGACGACGAAGATTTTGAATATCTAAATCAATTCAAGTGGTATGCTTTGAAAAACAGGAACACATATTATGCTCAAAGAATGAAAACAATAAATGGAAAAGAGAGAGCAATAAAGATGCATCGAATAATAATGAATACTCCAAAAGGGATAGAAACCGATCATCGGGATCCTAACGGACTGAACAATCAAAAATACAACTTAAGGAATATAACATTTGGTCAAAATAGAATGAACAGGCTGAAAAATAAAAATGGCTCATCGCAATATAAGGGGGTTACTTATAATAATGGATATTTGATTGCACAAATAAAAGCAGATGGAATACTTCACCGACTAGGAAGTTTTGATAATGAAAAAGATGCCGCAATAGCCTACAATGAAGCTGCAATAAAATATCACGGTGAATTTGCCAGCCTCAATGTAATCGAATAATTTTTCAGAAATCTTCAAAAGTATGATTTTTATCATTGTATAGACAGTTATAAAGACTTTACTTTGCTTTCATGAAACAAGATTCTATCCGTTACGAAGTCGAGGGGCAAGTTTACAAAAGCACTCCTGATACAGAACAACAAAGATTCAGGGAAATGAAAGCAAATCACAGACCTGATTCTATTGTGAAGTGTATTGATTCGGATGGTAGTGTTTTGGATGAACTGAGACTTGATGAACTAATATGAAAAGCAAATTATCAACTAAGTGGTTTTATTGTAAAGTATGCGGAACCCGACACCGGAGTTATGCAATGAAAGATATTTGCGAAGAACTATGTATGAAAATATTAACCTCTAACAAACCAAAGAAATGAAACAGCTCTTTTATCTTAACGACAATCCTGAGTTCTTTGAGACGGTTGAATCTGATCTGATAACCTGGATTTATAAATATAACGGTCAAGCTTCATATTCCGTTGCACTCAGAGAATTAATCGAAACTAACTATAATCTAAACTGACTATGACTCCATTTGCAGACCTAGCCCTATGCAATACAATTGCAGAAGTAAAGCAGGTAAGAAGGAAGTACATTGATTATATGCCTGATTATTTGAAATGGAAATTTGAGAACTGGATACAGCATTCAATGAGGCGGATATCCAGGATTGAACGGGAGAAATGCCAAGCAGAAAATCAGGAATAAATAAAGTAATTAACGGAGTCTCAGGTTTACCAAAGCGAAAGAAGCAAGTTCCCTGATTAATTAGTCCTGTGTAAATCTCCGACTAACAATAAGCAATAGATTGAAGTAAAATTAATCAGGGTATTTTTTGATTTGATTTACAACTAATAATAGGCAAATGAAAATAATTCGGGTCTTTCCGAGAAAAACAAATGCAACTCCGAGCGATGACAATGTTGTTATTAATCAGATGCCTGATTTATATGATGAAGCCGATCAAATTCATGTATCCGTTACTTTTACATGGGATATTCCGAGGGCGGAATTATTATATAAGGCATGGGGTTATGCAGGAAATGTTTCTATCGGAGGTCCGGCATTTAATCAGAGTGGGAACGATTTTATTCCCGGAATGTATTTAAAGCATGGATATACCATTACATCAAGGGGATGCCCTAATAAATGTTGGTTTTGTTCTGTGCCTAAAAGAGATCCTGTTTTAAGAGAATTTGAAATTAAGCCGGGATATAATATTGTTGATGACAATTTACTTGCTTGTTCTGATCAGCACATAATCAAAGTATTTGAAATGTTAAAAACACAAAGTCAACCAGCGATATTCAGCGGAGGTATTGAGGCAAAACTATTAAAACAGTGGCACGTTGATTTATTTGCATCTATACGGATGAAAGAGTTGTTTTGCGCTTATGATACGCCCGATGACTATGAGCCATTGGTTGAAGCCGGAAAGCTGCTTAAACAGGCCAATATCACTTATGAGAATCGGAAAGCACGTTGTTATGTTCTAATCGGGTATCCAAATGATACTTTTGAGAAAGCATTAAAACGTATTAAGCAAACATTAGATGCCGGATTTTTCCCATTTGCAATGCTTTGGAGAGATGAAAAAGGTGAATTTAAAAGAGAATGGAAACAGTTTCAGAGACAATGGGCAAATCCAATTATAACAGCAGTAAATAGTAAAATATTGTTGAAAACCTGATTTATATCATTGTTTACCCTGATTCCCTGCCTTATCTTCACATAAACAAAAACGAAAGAAATGAATTACTTACCCGAATTAATCGAATGCCTCAGACCTGAATCTGACACTAACGCAATGTTAAAAGCTCAGGAACAAATTCAGGAAGATGAGAACTCCTGTGATTACTGCAAAAGCTACAATGGTGAAAAACCGACTGCAAAATTCACTTTAAAGGATCACTTCACCGGACTAATTGAGATAATTGATCTTTGCGATGACTGCCAGAATGAGGATCATATCTTCAGGAATAAAACTGTATTACGTATATTTAAACTATAATAACTAACTATCATGAATGAATTTAAGATTGAAATCAGAGAAAAGACGACATGGGAAGGGATAACTTATTATTACCTTTTTGTCAATGATGTATATATCAAACTTTCAAAAGAACTGAAAGAGATACAGGATGCCAGAGATGTTGCACTGGATGTTTATAAACAAGGCAAGCACCTTGAAACCATTGTTGAAAAGATCATACTATAACCAATGGAAAGCAACTTTATAAAATCTGCCAAACTTGAAGTTAATTCTGCAAAGGATTATCATGGCATAGAAAGCATATCGGTATCTGGGCTTAAAAAGATCAAAGTTTCTCCGGCGCATTATAAAGATGGTGAAGCAAAAGAGCCTACTGATGCAATGACTTTCGGAACGGCTTATCACTGCTTTATTCTGGAGCCTGAAAAGTTTGAAAAAGAATATTATATCTTTGATGATTCAGTTGTTTGCGGGGCGTTAATTGCTAAAGGTGCAAAGAGTCCGAGGGCCACAGATGATTACAAGCAATGGAAAAAATCAGAAATGAGTTTTGCAGATGGTAAAATACTGCTTGACAAAGAAGATGCTGAGAAATTAAAAGCAATGAAAGATCGGTTATTCTCTCATCCGTACGCAAAGATGCTTCTTACGAATGGCCGTCCTGAGGTCGGGATAACAGGAACACTTGAAACAATGGCCGGGCAAATTACCGTAAAGATGAAACCTGATTATATAAAAGATAAGAAACATATTGTAGTTGATTTAAAAACCGCTGCTGATGCTTCTTTGGACGGATTTACAAGGGCTGCTGCTGATCAGGATTACCATATTCAGGCTGCATTTTATTCTGATATGGTTGAACTAATGAATAATGATCAGAGGCCTGTTACCTTTGTATTTATAGCGCAGGAGAAAATCAGGCCGTATGCTTTCAATCTTTTCGAATGTTCACCGCAATTTATCGGGCAGGGACGGTATGAATATGAACTACTTTTGCAGCTCTATAAATACTGTATTGATAACAACAAATGGCCGGGCTATCAGTGTTTTTGTCCGAATCGTTACGGCCTTCTTGAACTGAGTTTACCCAAATGGGCTATCCGTAGTTTAGATTATTATACATATTAAATGGTAAATAATTTGATTATTTAATATTATAAAGTATCTTTGAAATAAAAACAATGAAAAAGTGTAATAAATGCGGTATTGACAAACCATTGGATTTATTCTATAAATGTCCAACAATGAAAGACGGGCACTTTAATAAGTGCAAGGAATGTTTTGCAATTGAAGGAAAAGAAAAGTACAGTTTAAAAAAGCAAGATACAGAATGGAGGGAGTCTGAAAAAATAAGACATAGAGAAAAATATAAAAGGCTTGCTTATAAAAATAAACCGCATGATTTAGACAAATTATTAGATGCAGTAAACAGGTGTAATCAAAAATATCCTGAAAAGTACAAAGCAAGAATATCATCTAATCATATGAAAGTACCGTCTGGAATAGAAAAACATCATTGGTCATATAACGAAAATCATTATAAAGATATTATATATTTAACAAAAGAACAACACGTTATTGCACATAGGTATTTAATATATGATCAGGAGCGATTAATGTTTAGAACTATTTCAGGAGTTCTTTTGGACACAAAAGAAGCACACGAGAATTACATAAAAAACTATTATACTTACTAACTATGGCAGAAGAAAGACAATTACCAAAACTGGCTGATCTATATTCAGACACTGAGTTGAAGATCGCACAAAATGACTTGAATATTCTTGTTAATGCGGAACCTAATCCGGGATGGTTAAGAGATCATCCATTCGCTAAAAAAGAGGTTGTGATTGACGGAAAGAAAGTCAAAGTACCTATTAAGTTCATCCCTATTGAACGGATTGAATGGCTGTTAACCAGGATTTTCATCCGGTGGCATGTTGAAGTTAAGACCGTTCAGCTTATTGCTAACTCCGTACAGGTGACAGTAAGGCTCTATTATCAGGATGTTGTTACAAAAGAAATGCTTTGGCAGGATGGTATCGGGGCGGTTGCACTTCAGACTGATTCCGGGGCCGGAGCTGTGGAATTTGATAAGATCAAAAGTAGTGCCGTTCAAATGGCTGCCCCTGCTGCTGAAACATATGCTGTAAAGGATGCTGCTGAAAAGATCGGTAAATTCTTTGGAAAGGATATAAACAGGGCTACTCAGATTGATTATACAAACCTAATTGGATCTGTCCCTGAAAAGAAAGTGAATCATGAAGAAATGTTTGAGGAAGAAAAATAATTAATCTTTGGTAACTTAAAATTAAAAACATGGCAAATCTTAACATCAAAATCAACTTGCAGAATCTTAAATGTGCTTGCAGATTCGAGAAATCAAAATCGGGTTTAGTGGAATGTTTGATTATTCCGCTTGAATCAAATTACTTATTTAAAGGTGAAAAGGGCGTATATCTAGACCTGACAGCTTTTGAACTGAAGGAGATAAAGGACAAAAGAACTCATCTTTTAAAACAGCAACTTCCGAAAGAAGTGTTTAAAGCAATGTCAGATGAGGAAAAAAGAAATACTCCGATACTTGGTGACGTTTCAACATGGGAACATCAGGAAACTGCTCCGGTAAGTGATCTGAAAACATTGGATGAAAATTCGGATCTTCCGTTCTGATGAAACGCAAACTATCAACTGATATTGACCGTAATATGGTTATAGCTTATATTCAGAGATTGGATATAAAAACTAAACTATATACGGTTGATGTCACTGAAAAGAGAGCCGGAAGATCAATATCTCAAAACTCACTTTACTGGCTTTGGCTGACGTGTATTGAACATGAAACAGGTCAAGACAGAAATGAGATACACGACCTATTTAAAGAATTGTTTATTTTACCAGTTGAAACAGAGATATTCGGAAGGAAAATAATCAGGCATACCACAACCGACAAAGATACTTCACAGTTCAAAATGTATCTGGATAAGATTCAAATCTTTGCTTCAACTGAATTAGGAATCAAACTGCCTGATCCTGATGATAAATACTGGCAAGAATTTTATGAATATTATATCGACAAATTATGAATGACACTTCAAAAACACAAACAGTATCACGGCTTAATAAAGCTATTGAAACTGAAAGCCTTAAAATAGTCGAGGCTGCAGCTTGTATTGGTATCAGAGATACTTACATCTCAATGATGCGTAATGTTAAGTCATGGGGGCAATGCCCGTTATCGGCATGGGAAGCGGCTTTAAAATGGGTTAATTCCGGTCAGACTTTAAAGGAGTATTCTGAAAAGCATGGTAAAGTGTTAGCACCTGAAAACCCTCACATTGAACTGGCTCCAAAGGTTATTGCCGTTAAAAAGCCTGAAATTAATGAACCTTTAATAAAAGTCAGGCCGGAAGCACTTGAAAAAAGACAGAAAGAACTTGCAGAAAGAAATAAAGAAGTAAGGCCGTCAAAGGGGCAAATGGTTGATATGCTTTTAGAGGAAAAAGAATCACTGAAGGCTAAGTTAGAAGCAATTGATGTTTTATTAAAACATTATATCTCATGATACATGAAGAAAATCACTTCAATGCTTTCGTCCTGAATGAATCCCGGATTAAGACAGATGATCGGGAGATAAATGAACACTCTCCTGAAAACTTACTCCCCGATGAACTTGATACTGACTGCATGGGTAACTGTTTTAGTGATGCTGATCCCGGGTTATGAGAAATATACCTCAACCGATAGATTTAACCAAACCCAAACAGGATTGGATTAAATGTTATGGTAGATTACGAATAGGATATGTAAGTCGTACTACTTGGTGGCTATATGGATTGAAAAAAAGAAACTGGTATTTTATATTGCGATTTTATAAAAAGTATAATTATGAAATTAATGAACCTGTTTCTTATTTTCAATTTACAATATTTGGTTTTCAGGCAGGATATTTATATAAAGGCAAATTACTAACTAATGGTAAAATGTTATGACTGAAAAAATACTACACAAACAAGTCTGCCAGTATCTCAGGATGCAATACCCGAATGTGCTATTTAATTCTGATATGGCAGGATCAATGAAATTAACAATCGGTCAGGCGGTACAAATTAAGTCCCTGAGGTCAAACAGGGGCTTTCCGGACATTGTAATCTATGAGCCGAGAGGAATATGTCACGGATTGTTCATTGAGCTTAAAAACGAAGGTACTAAGCTGTATAAAAAGGACAACATGACGCCGACTACACCTCACATACTTGAACAAATGGAAATGCAGACAGAACTTCAGCAAAGAGGATATCGTTGCTCATTTGCTATTGGATTCGATGAGGCAAAAATTATAATCGACAATTATTTAAAACCCTGATAAAAGTCATGAATTAAGAAGAAACTTAACTTTAAATTTGAGAAAAACTAAACTATGGACTATAAAGAATTTCTAAAAACCAAACAAAAGCGGATCATTGAATCAGGATTTGAGGTCAAAAAGTTAAACGATCATTTATTCCCCTTTCAGGAATTCATTGTCAGGCGTGCTTTAAGGAAATCAGACTCCTATCCAAATGAAGGATAAAAGATTCACTTATTATATTCCGATGCACGAACATGATAATTTTCCACGTTCTGCAGAAGGATTTAATGAGTTTTGGGGCTATGATCCTGAGTCCAGTTATGATCGTATTACTCAATATTCTCATCAGGTATGGCAAAGATATGCTTCACCGGTATGGATGGATATTGACGTGACTAACGTACTTCAATATACTACTGCCAGGGATCAGAATGATGAAAAGCATATTTGCCCTTTACAGTTAGATGTCATCAAAAGAATCATTCTGCTTTACTCAAATGAAGGCGAGACTGTTTTAAGTCCTTTTGGCGGCATTTGATCTGAAGGCTATCAGGCATTGATGATGAACCGAAAATCAATTAGTATTGAGCTTAAGAAGTCTTATTTTGACATTAACGTTAGGAATCATAGGAATGCAGTTGAACAAAAAACCCAGTCTGTTTTTGAATTTGACATTGACGGTGAAGTCGGACATCTGAGAGATTAAAATAAATTTTGTTTATTAATATTTAAGTTGTAAATTTGTAGTGTAATTAGTAGCGACATGAATAGAAATAACTTCTTTAATAATATTGCCGGCTTCGGCTGCAACGTCCACGAAAAGGTTAAAGTGTCGCTACTTCCTTCAGTGGATTTGTTGTTTGGAGCCGGCATCATTTTTATAATAGTAGCGATATGAAAAAGCCGACATTTGGAATTGCAGTTGATGCTTCTACCCGGGGAAATCCCGGACCATCGGAGTACAAAGGAATAGATTTAGCCACTGGCAAAATACTATTTCACATAAAAATAGGAGTAGCGACAAATAATATTACTGAGTTTATTGCCTTATCCCATGCGGTATTAAAAGCCTCAAAGGAAGGAA